GTCGTCAGGGTCAATACCTTTTCTACATGTAGTAGACTCAGAGATGTTAGCCTTCTCACAAGGAAAGACTAGAAGGGGCAGCTATGCCGCTTACATGGACGTAAGCCATCCTGAGATTATAGAGTTTCTAGATATGCGTAAGCCTAGTGGTGGTGATGTACACAGGAAGTGTCTTAACCTACATCATGGCATTAACATATCTAACGACTTCATGGAGCTGATTGATAACTGTATCAAAGAACCTACGTTTGATGATAGCTGGAATCTAATTGACCCTCATACAAATGAGACAGTAAGAACGATATCAGCTCGTGAATTATGGCAACGCATATTAGAAAGCAGAGTAGCAACAGGTGAACCATACATTATGTTTGGTGACACAGTTAATGATGGGCTACCTCAAGCACAAAAAGATTTAGGTTTAAAAGTAAACCATTCTAATTTATGTACAGAGATAACATTACCAACGAATGAAGAACGCACAGCTGTGTGTTGTTTGTCTTCAGTCAACTTAGAAAAGTATGATGACTGGAAAGCTGACCCAATGTTCATACCTGATTTAATCCACTTTCTTGATAATGTGCTACAGCACTTTATTGACAATGCACCTGACACTTTATACAAGGCTAAGTTTTCTGCTGTAAATGAACGTAGCTTAGGGTTAGGTGCAATGGGATTCCATTCTTACTTACAATCTAAAGGCATACCATTTGAATCAGCATTGGCTAAGTCTAAGAACCTACAGATGTTTAAACATATTAAGGAACAGGCTGTCAAAGAATCTAAACGATTAGCTATTAAGAAAGGTGAAGCACCTGACATGGAAGGCACTGGGATGCGTAACGCTCACCTACTTGCTATCGCACCTAACGCTTCTAGCTCAATCATATGTGGTACTACATCACCAGCTATCGAACCATACAGGGCTAATGCCTATGTGCAGAAGACAATGTCAGGTTCATTCTTGGTTAAGAATAAACACCTAGAGAAACTATTAGAAAGCAAAGGGATGAATGATGAGAAGACATGGAAGAAGATACTAGCCAACAGAGGTTCAGTATTAGAACTCAAAGGTCTTACTGATTATGAGAAGGATACATTCAAGACAGCCATAGAGATTAACCAACAGTGGGTAATAGAACACGCAGCAGACAGACAAGAGTTTATTTGTCAGGGACAATCTGTTAATGTATTCGTTCCAGCTGATGTTCACATCCGTGAACTACATGACATACACATGTTGGCTTGGAAAAGAAAACTCAAGACACTTTACTACTGTCGCTCAGAAGCAATGAAGAGAGCAGAACTAGTGTCACAAAAGATAGAACGAACAATCATTCCTGATGGGGAATGTATAGCTTGCGAGGGATAATGAATTTATTTAAAGAACGTACACACTATAAACCATTTACATATGACTGGGCATTTGAGTCCTATGACATGCAACAGAAAATGCACTGGCTACCTTCAGAGGTTTCTTTACATGAAGATGTAAGAGACTGGAATGAAAGGCTGACAGAACCTGAGAAGAATCTTATTAATCAGATACTTAAATTCTTTACACAAGGTGATGTAGATATAGCTAAGGCTTACCTAGATAAATACTTACCTAAGTTTAAAGCACCTGAAGTACGTATGATGTTAACTTCTTTTGCGTCCAGCGAAGCTAACCATGCTCATAGTTATTCATTACTAAACGATACTATCGGATTACCTGAGACAGAGTACAAAGCATTTCAAGAATACAGGGAGATGGCTGATAAACATAAGTACTTATTTAAAGACAAAGGTAAAGGTGTAGAAGGACTGGCTAGAGACATAGCTTGTTTCTCTGCCTTTGGTGAAGGACTACAACTGTTCGCTTCTTTTGTTATGTTACTTAACTTCCAACGCTTTGGTCGTATGAAAGGTATGTGCCAAATAGTCACATGGTCTATCCGTGATGAGTCACATCATGTAGAGAGTATGATTAAACTATTTAAAGAAATGATTAAAGAGAATCCAAACGTATGGAACGACGATTTCAAAGCCACTATCTATCAAACCTGTAGAGACATGGTTGAGCTAGAGGATAAGTTTATTGACCTAGCATTTGAACAAGGTGGTATTCGAGGACTAGAACCTAAGGAAGTTAAGCAATACATAAGGTACATTGCTGACCGTAGGCTGTTACAACTATCATTGAAACCTAACTACAAAGTAAAAGATAACCCATTAGAGTGGTTAGACTGGGTGCTTAATGGCGTTGAGCACGCTAACTTCTTTGAGAATAGAGCAACTGAATACAATAAAGGAACAATAACTGGTACACTATGGACTTAAAGTACCCGTTTTAGAAGGATAAAATATGTTTATAAAAGATATAGTAGGTAAGGATGAAGAAGAAACCACCCTACCTAAGACAGTACCACAGTTTATTAAGCTGTTAAATAGTTTATATCCTGAGCAATCACCTGATATCTCAGATGAAATGAAGGACATATACTTCAAGGCTGGACAGCGTGATGTTGTCCGCTTTATTAATCAACTAAAGGAAAGAGATAAATAACATGTGTGGATTTGGTAGAGGTGTCGGATTAGCAGAACGAATGGGAGCTGTTTCTAAAGTGGGAAGCAGAGACTCTATGATATCAGCACCTAAGGAAGAGACTAAAACCAAAGATGGTAAGAAAGTTAAAGTCAAAACCAAAGGTACAGGTAAACTATCTAATCCAGCTGTTGGTACAAGTACTTTAAACAAGTCAAACGCTGGCTTACAGATTCCAACTAAATAACAATAAGGAGACAACATGTGCACAGGTAGTCCAAAAGTATCTACTCCACCACCAGCACCTACTCCAGCTCCGCCTATCGCTTCACCATCAGGAGATGAGATAGCACCAACACTTAAGGTAGCTGAAGAGAAGTTAACTGAAGCAGAAAAGAAAAAGAAAGCTAAACGTAAAGGTACAAAAGCTTTACAAACATCAGGCTTATCTATTCCTACTTCAGGGTCAGGATTAAACATTAGTTAATTATGCAAGAGATGATGAAAGAGACAGCGAAACAACGCTATGAAAAGCTACAAGCAGATAGACAACATTATCTAGATAGAGCCCGTGAGTGCTCAGAACTTACAATACCAACCCTTATTCCTGACGACGGCTTCGAGTCTAGCTCAGAGATTTATACACCATTTCAATCAGTAGGAGCAAGAGGTGTCAACAACCTAGCTTCTAAACTTCTATTACTATTATTACCACCCAACTCACCTTTCTTTAGATTATCTTTATCAGGTAAAACTAAAGAAGAACTAGAGCAGAACCCTGAATTACAATCTGAAATTGAGAAGTCTCTAGCCAAAATTGAGCGTGAGATACACAAGAAAATAGAGAACCTAGCACTTAGAGTATCTGTATTTGAAGCACTAAAACATCTTATTGTAAGTGGTAATGTACTAACATATCTACCTAAGAAAGGCAACATGCGTGTGTATGGTATAACACAATTTGTGTGTAGACGTGATGAAGATGGTAATTTATTAGAAGTAATTATTAAAGAAAGCATTAGTCCAGTAGCACTAGATGAAGAGACATTACAAATTATAGGTAAATATCCTGATTATAAAGAAGATGAGGACTGTGAGATATATACTCATATATACAGATTACCTGACGGCAAGTACTATGTATGTCAAGAAATTATGGGACACAAAATACCAAGCTCAGTAGGTACGTACCCAGCAGACAACATGCCTTACCAAGCATTACGTATGGTTAGAGTAGATGGTGAAGACTACGGTCGTGGTTATGTAGAGGAATTTCTAGGAGACCTAAGGTCACTAGAGGGACTATCACAATCACTAGTAGAATCATCAGCAGCTGCAAGTAAAGTAGTATTTATGGTTAGACCTAACGCTGTCACTCGTAAAAGAGACTTGGCTAACACTAGAAACGGGGACATAATTACAGGACAAAGAGACGACGTAACATGTCTACAAACTGAGAAGCAATATGATTTAGGTATTGTAGAACGTAGCATAGGACGTTTAGAAGAACGTATGTCTTACGCTTTCTTATTACACACAGCAATACAAAGAGACGCTGAACGTGTTACAGCACAAGAGATTAGATACATGGCTGAACAGTTAGAGACTAGTATGGGTGGTATATACTCATTATTATCTCAAGAGTTTCAGTTACCATTAGTACAAGTATTAATGAAGCGTATGTCTCAATCCAATGAGATACCAAAGCTTCCAAAAGATTCTGTAGCACCTACTATTATCACAGGTATAGAAGCTTTAGGACGTGGTAATGACCTACAGAAACTAAGAGAATTTGTTATGGAGATAGGACAGCTAGCTCAGATTAGTCCTGAAGTAGTACAGGTATTAAACCCTAATGACCTGATTACTCGTGTTGCTACCAGCTTAGGTATTGACACTGAAGGATTAATTAAGAGTGAAGAGCAACTAGCTCAAGAGCAAGAAGCTGCTCAACAACAAATGCAACAGCAACAAATGATGGAAACTGTACAAAGTGCAGTCCCTAATGTTGCTAATAACATGACTAAACCACAATAAAGGAGAAGAAATAAATGGTAGAACAAGTAGTAGTACAATCAGATGAAACTACATCAGAAGCCCCAGCAGTAGAAGAACAAGTAGAATCTTCTAGACCTGAGGGTTTACCTGAGAAGTTTGAATCTGTTGAAGCAATGGCTAAATCATACGCTGAATTAGAATCTAAATTAGGGCAACCTAAAGAAGAACCTAAGGAAGAAGCGAAGGCTGAAGAACAACCTAAAAGTGATTTAGAGATTAAAGCTGATGAAGCTGTTGAGTCTGCTGGACTTGACATGGATTCACTCAGTGCAGAATACGCAGAGAGTGGTCAACTAGCTGATGAGTCTTATGAAAGATTAGAGAAAGCTGGTATCAGTAGAGATATCGTAGACCAGTTTATTGCTGGACAAGAAGCTAGGGCATTACAACAAGGCACTGAAGTCAAAGGCTTAGTAGGCGGAGAAGAAGCTTACGTAGAGATGACTCAATGGGCTGGACAAAATTTAACTGAAGCTGAACAGACAGCTTATAACAATGCTGTTAACAGTGGTGATATGGAAACTATCAAGCTAGCTGTTACAGGTTTACAAGCTAGGTATACAGCAGCTGAAGGAAGTGACCCTAAATTATTATCAGGTAAAGCTGGAGCTACTTCACAAGGTGGCTATGAATCATGGGCTCAAGTACAAGCTGACATGGGCGACCCAAGATATGCTAAAGACCCAGCGTTCCAAGCTGAAGTACAAGAGAAATTAGCAAATAGTAACTTATAGGAGACATACAATGGCATGTGGATATAAGAAAAAGAAGAAAGGAAAGGGCGGTAAGTAATGGCTAAACGTGGACTATATGCAAATATCAATGCACGTAAGAAAGCTGGAACAAGTAGACCCAAGTCTAAATCTACAATAAGTAAGAAAGCCTATTCTAATATGAAAGCTGGTTTCCCTAAAAAGAAAACAGTCAGAAAGAAAAAGTAAATGCCAGCAAAGAAACACCAAAGTCCTAGTGGCGGATTAAATGCCGCTGGTAGACGTTATTACAAACGTAAGACTGGGGCTAACCTCAAAGCACCTGTAACAGGAAAAGTTAAAAGAGGTTCTAAAGCAGCTGGGAGACGTAAAAGTTTCTGTGCAAGAATGAGCGGTGTTAAAGGTGCGATGAAAAAACCAAATGGAAAGCCAACACGTAAGGCTCTAGCTTTACGTAAATGGAAGTGCTAATAGCTGTGCTATCTCGTTAGATGGCAGCTGCCAACAAGTAGTAGTAACTTGACCTTCTGCGGAAGACAATCTTGGGGACGAAACTTAGAGGCGTTCAACAACAACTAAACTATAACCAAAGGAGATTTATTATGGCAAATGCTAGTCCAGTATCTGTCGGTAAAATCAACACTGGTGGTTCAGAAGACGCTCTATTTCTTAAAGTATTTTCAGGCGAAGTTTTAACTTCATTTGAACGTGCTTCAGTAACTCAAGGAGCTGAAACTGTCCGTACAATCAGTAATGGTAAAAGTGCACAATTCCCTGTAATGGGCAGAATTGACGCTTCTTATCACACAGCTGGTACAGAAATCACTGGTAGTGACGTAAACCACAACGAGAAAATCATAACAATCAATGACTTATTGATATCTTCTGTCTTTCTTTCTAACATAGAAGAAGCAAAGAATCATTATGATGTTAGAGGTTCTTATTCATCCGAAATCGGTAGAGCATTGGCTTTCCAAAAAGATAAGCACATTCTACAAACAATCGGACAAGCAGCACAAGGTTCTGCAAACGTAGCTGATTCAGGCTATGCTTCAGGAACTGTGCTAACAAACACTTCAATCGCTAGTGCTACAGCTTCTACAGCTGCTAACGCTATGATTGATGAACTTTTCAATGCTGCAAAACAACTTGACGCTAACTATGTGCCAAGAGAAGGACGTAAGTGCTTCATCAGACTTGAAGAGTATTACAAATTAGCAAACGCTACCAACGCTATTAACGTTGACTTTAGTGGTCAAGGTTCTATTGCTGAAGGTAAAGTAGTCAAGATTGCTGGTATTGAATTAGTACCAACACCACACTTTGTGTCTTCTGACTTCTCAGCTTCAACAAACGTTGATGGTGGTTCTGCTACAGCTGGTGGTTCAAACCCACAACAAGTTAACTTAGCTAACTATGTTGCATTGGTTTGCCATCCTTCAGCTGCGGGGACTGTTAAGCTCATGGACTTAGCAACTGAAATGGAATATGACATAAGACGTCAAGGTACATTGATGGTAGCTAAATATGCTATGGGTCACGGAGTGCTCCGTCCTGAAGCAGCTGTAGGTATTAAAGAAGCTTAATCGTTTCTTATACTTAACCTTGAGGGGATGGCTTTGGCTGTCCCCTCTTTACTGAGGAAATTATGGCAACACAAATAACACCAACTACCGAGTTACAAGCTATCAACACTATGCTCTCTGCTATTGGAGAAGCACCTGTTAACTCAATTAGCGGCGTAACAAACGTAGATGTATCTGTCGCTATAAATATCTTAGATGAAACTAGCCTTTCTGTACAAAGTGAAGGCTGGAACTTTAACACAGAATACAATGTAACTTACTCAATAGATGATGATAGTAAGATTCCATTACCTTCCAACTGCGTCCAAGCTGACGCTCATGCAACACACAGATATCAAAACGTAGTAATACGTGATGGTAAACTGTATGACCTAGATAACCACACAGACGTCTTTACAATCGTCCCACCATTAGATGTTGTATTAGTACAACAATTTGAACAACTACCTGAATACGCTAGACGCTATATTACAGTTAAAGCAGCTAGACGTTTTGCAGCTAGATTCATAGGTGACGCTGGTTTATCTGAGCTAATGAGCATAGATGAACAGGAAGCTTATAATAACTTTAAGCAGTCTGATTCTAGAAGTGAAGATGTAAACATACTAGAAGGTGATGCTAATACATATTCAATAATCAATAGAACACCTAGAAGGACTTATTAATGGCAGTAGTTTCTCAGTCGATACCTAACTTTCTGAATGGTATAAGCCAACAAACACCTACCCAACGTGGTATTAATCAAGGTGAAGAACAGATTAATTGTCAAAACAATATAATCAAAGGCTTAGGCAAACGCCCACCATCAGAATATATAGCTACACTAGATGCTACAAATGTGTTTCCTAACACTACAAAGATATGGAGCATACAAAGAGACGAGAACAATAAGTACATTGTTGCGTTTTACAATGGTGGTGTAAGAGTCTTTGACTTACAAGGTAATGAGAAGACTGTAAGTTACCCTGACGGAACATCTTATCTTACAACTACAAATCCTAAGAATGACCTTAAGATGGTTAACATTGCTGACTATACTTTTGTATCTAACAAATCTATAACACCAGCACAAAGTGGCACAACTACAGCAGCTAAAGTAGAATACTTTTATGTAGTGTTTAAGGTAACTAACTTTGGTAGAGAGTATGCAATACATCTTACTCACCCTGACTTACCTTATGGTATTCATGCAATTATACAAATGCCTGATGGTAGTGACGCTAACCATGACACACAGTTTAGAGATACAGCAAAGCTTATAGATATCTTTAGATATGGCACAAGCAGTACTTATTGGGACGCTTCTTCTAGTATAGGGTTTAAATTAACTAGAGCAGACACAGGGGCAACACTCACTACAACACAAGGCTTAAGTAGTTATTCAGCTGTCACAGCAGAGTTTACATTTACAGAACACCAGTCTGCACTACGTGGTTATGTAGTAGACCAAAACGCTAACTATACAGTAGAGACACATGATGGTGCTGGTAACAGTGAACTGTATGCAGTTAAAGATGAGATACAAGATTTTACTAAGTTACCTTATTATGCAAAGTTAGATGATAAGATTAAAGTAACAGGGGATGCTGGTGATACTACATCAGATTACTATGTTAACTATGTAGGCAATGGTGTATGGGAAGAATGTATAGCACCTGACACAAGTACAGGGCTAGATAACTCTACAATGCCACATGCTCTTATTAATAATAATGATGGTACATTTACTTTTGCACAGCAGACTTACACAGACAGGGACGCTGGGGATGATGTCACAAACCCTGACCCTACATTTGTAGGACAGAAAATACAGAACCTTACATTCTATAAAAATAGACTAGGTATATTAGCTGGAGAGAATTTAATATTATCAGGTAATGCTGATTACTTTAACTTCTTTGGAACAACAGTAACACAGGTATTAGATACAGATGTTATAGATGTTGCAGCTTCAGGTACAACTGTAAACGTATTAAGAAATTCAATATCATTCAACGAGACCTTACTGTTATTCTCCGACACATCACAGTATAAACTCGCTTCAGCAGCTGAGACAATTACCCCGACCTCAGCTGTGTTGAATGAAGTATCAACATTCTCACACAATGCTGATGTAACACCTGTATCTTCAGGTAGATATGCTTACTTCTCACAAGTACGTAATGCAAACACAGCAGTAAGAGAATATTATTCAGACAATGATACATTAACTAATGACGGTTTAGATGTTACTGTTGCGGTACAAACTTTGATACCTGACAACGCTTATTCAATATTAAGTAACACAACAGAAGATTCTTTGATAGTGCTGTGTTCAGATACAGCTGACACTCAGACAGCACCATACACTACAGGAACAGCTGTATCACCTACCAATGCCAACACAATGTATATGTACAAATACTTTTTTGATAGAGGTGAGAAAGTACAAACAGCGTGGTCTAAATGGCAACTAGACAATGTTAAAATAATAGGTGGGATGATAGACCGTAGTTTTGTATATTTATTTGTAGCTGAAGGAACAGACACAAAGTTACTACGTATTGACTTACAAGATTTAGCAGACTCAACCATAGGTCATAATGTATATCTAGACCTTAAGAAATCTGTAACTGGAACTTATGATTCAGGTACTGACCTTACTACATTCACTAGCCCATATGGAGCTAAGACAGGATTACTAGCTGTGAACGCTAGCACAGGAGCTGATTACACAGCAACAAATACAACAGGTTCAACATATACAATAGAAGGAGACCACACCAGTTTAATTATAGGTCTGCCTTATGAATCTAAATATACACTGTCACCACAGTACGTAAGAGAATCTTCAGGACAAGGGGCTATAGCTGTCACTTCAGGTAGATACCAAGTGCGTACTATATCGTTTGACTATGAAGACAGTGGGTTTTTTAAAGTAGAAGTAACACCTGAGAATAGAGATACATATACCACATTTATGAATGGTTACATTATTGGTTTAACAGGAGCAGTAGATAACCCAGCGATTTCGTCAGGTACTATTATTGTCCCTGTACAAAGTAGAAATACATTATTTACATTAGATATAAAGAGTAGCTCACACTTACCTATGTTTATTCCTAGTGCTGAAGTGGAAGGTTACTACCACAGACGTTCTAGGAGAATATAAATGGCACACGTGAGGCGGGCAATATCAGCAGACATAGCTTTTCTTGCACCTAAGATGAGGAAAGCAGATAGAGATGAAATCAAAGCATCAGATAACATAGGAGCTGCTGAGGCTCTTATGACACCTTTCCAAGAAAAAGGACATAGAACATGGAGTGTCATAGGAACAGAAGAAGAATATGTTGTAGGCATGTTTGGTAGTGTACCAACGTTAGACCGTGACTATGGTGTAGCTTGGTTATTATCTAGTGATGAGTTATTTAATTACAAGAAAGAATTTATAAAACAGTCACCTGAATGGGTGGCACAAATGGGAAAAGGTTATAAATATTTATTTAACTATGTAGATGTTAGAAATGACAAGTCTATTAAGTGGCTTAGGTATTTAGGATTTAAAACAATAAGACGAGAGGAGCAATATGGCAAAGGTAAACTGCCATTCTATTTAATGATGAAGGAGATAACATATGTGTGGCGTAGCTGAAGCAATGGCAGTAATGTCAGTAATGCAATCTATACAGGGTTATCAAACCCAACGAGCAGCAGCAAAAGCTCAAGAAGAGTCTAACAGAATAACAGAACAAAATGCTAACATATCTTACCTAAACGATATCCAAAAGATAGAAGGTGAAAAAGTAGAAGCTGCTAGAGAATTTGCTCTAGAAGATTTTAAACGTAAGATGGAGTTACGTAAGAAACAATCACAAGCACTTAACTTAGGCTTTGGTAATCCATTTAAGGTAGTACAAGATTTAGCTGGAACAGCTGACACAGATTACGTAGAACTACAAAATGCTTTCTTATCAGACATGTATAAAGCCAATAATCAATATACACAGGCTTATGCAAACATGAAGAACACCCGTGCTAAATATCTTAAACCTGTTGTTAAACCTAGTGCATTAGGGCTAGGGTTAGAGATAGCAACAGCGGGAGCTACTTATGCTGGTAATCCAAACGCTATAGTAAATGCTCAATCATTTACAGCAACAGCAGCAGAAGCTTCAAATAAAGCTATGTATGGAATGGGTGTCAATGCTCAAAGACAGTTAACAGGAAACAAAACTCCATATCTTTTAGGAAAATAAACAATGGCATATGAATCTAAAGTAACCAATAAATACTTCGGCACTACATTTGCGGGTGCTGGTAAAGCTAGTGTAGAACAAACAGAACTCGGTGGTCTTGTTAATTCATTAAAAAACGTTGCCCCACAAATAGAACAGCTAGGTACACAATACATTAAAACTAAACAAGACGAAGCGGCTGTAGAGATTAATAAATTAAAAGCACAGGGAATGTCAACTGAAAGTATTAAAAAAGTTATTGATTCAGGTTCTAATGAAATACTAAGTAACATGTATGCGTCTGCTACTAACAACGTGTGGCTAGGTAAATTAAAAGCAGCTGAGGATATTAACTTGGCTAAACAAAATTTAGCTAACTACAATCCTGATGAACAAACTATGGATGAGTTTCTATCTGAGTTTGTACAAACAGATTTTACAAAAGTAGATAAATATTATGCTGGTGGTTACTCTTCTATATTTAATGAACAGAAAGCTAAGCTATTATCTGTTGACGCTGAAGAAAGATTTAAAGTGGCGTCTCAAAAGAAAACACAAAGCTTAGGTAACTTTATGTTAGCCAATGACGCTACGGATGAGGAAGGCGTCAGTATCTTTGCTAAACTTCCACAAGATGGAACATACAGCAATAAACAAATAAATGACGCAGCTTTGTTTGCTGCTACTACTTTGTATTCTACAGGTAAGACAGTAGACGATTTAGATAGAGCAATAGAGTATCTAAATGCTGACAGAGGTGCTGGTAAGAATGGTCAAAAACTAGGGTCGTTGTTATCAGCCAATAATAAAGACGCAACAGCCTTAAAAAAGAAAATAGAAGACAGAAGAATGACCTTAGTGCAACAGAATCGTCAACTTAGAAAGTATCAAGAAGAGGATGAAGTTACTAACATATTTAAAAAAGCAATGGATATGGAAAACTTAACTGCTGTAGAAATAGACCAACTCAAAGAAGAATTACAAGTATATGGAAACCCAACCTATGTAGACAATTTAATTAAAATTGTTAATCAAACACAATCACCTAATTCTGACGCAGCTTCTATAAACCAATTTAGAAGAAGGATAGCAGAAGGTCAATTTGATAGTCTTGAAGAAATGCTAGAAGCAGTGGACAAAGCTGGTGTTCCTTATAATGATAGCTTTAGAGTGCTACTTAGAGAATCAGAAACACGTAAGCCTATCTATGAAAGAGATTCTATTTACAAGGCTAAAACAGATGAGATAGTTAAAGCTACATCTGAAGATTTAACTGGTCGAAGAAGTACACTAAAAGCTAGTGATGTTAGAGATTTTGTAGAAAATGAAATAATAGACTTTTATTCTTCTGAAGAAGGTAGAAATGCAACCCGTGATGAAAAAAGAGCATTTATGAAAGAAATCAAAGAAAGTGTAATTGACCAGTTTAAGCTTTATGGTCAAACGGAATCACAAAGAAAAACAGATGTTGAAACACGTAGAGAAAAAGCAGAGCGTAAACAAAGAGAAGCAGATGAAAGAGAAGCTTTAATTACAAAACTTACAGATAAAGCAACTGGTCTAACTCAAGACTTTGACAACACTGAAGCTATTAGTAAGAAACCAACATTTACGGATGATGATGATAAATTCTTAACTAGTGACGCTGAAGACCAGCGTACATTTAAACTAGATAAATTGTATCCATACATCAACAACTTTGTAAAAGATTACTTTGATAATGCTACAAGAGAAGATATGTCTCAATATTGGGAATCGTTAGAACAATCTGGCGTACAAAACTTTTATAATGTTTTAGCAGATATTCTACAGGTATCATCTGAAGACGTACAAAACGCACTGGGAGATTATAAATAATGGTAGATTTTACCAACCCTTTTGAAACACAGCAAAAAGAAGACGCTAATGACCGCCGAGCAAGAACTAGAAAAGCTAGGCAAGAAAAGTTACAAACAGAAAACTTAAGAAAAGCTGAAACAGAAAAACGTGCTCTAGATGAAATACAATCAGAAAGATTTATTGAAACAGCTAGAAGTTATTATAACTATAGAGAAGGAACAGAAGAGTACAATGATTATTCTTCAGCTGATATCTTAGAAAAGTTTTATGAAGACAGAACATGGGGAAACTATAACACCTTTGCTATGGGGGCAGACGTAACTGCTACATCTACCGAAGAAAATGATGATAGATTAAAACAGTTTGCATACTTACAACAAACCTTTGAAACATTGCCATCATTTTGGAATGACCCCAATAGGACATTTGGTGAGTGGTTAGTAGACGCTGGGGGAGCAATGATAGCTGACCCTATAAATTTAATAGGTGCTGGTGTAGGTGGTATAGCTTCTAAAGAAGCATTTAAACAAGCTTTAAAACAACAGCTTAAAGGTAAGATGGCTAAAGAGATTACTGATAAGCAAATTAAAGAAGCAGCTAAGCAAGCACAAAAGGAAGCATTAGGTAAAGCAGCTAAGAAAGGAGCAGCTATAGAAGGCAGTATATCAGCTTTTGCTGGCGGGACACATGACACTTTACTACAAGTCAACGCTATTAACACAGGTGTACAAGACGAGTTTAGTTTTAAACAAATGGGAGTAGCAGCTGGTGTTAGTAGTGTATTCGGCTCAGCCTTTGGTGCTGGTACATCTGCATTTAGTTTTAAACTAACAAGTAAACAAATGCAAAACACAGCTGTAAAACAATTAAAAGATTTACATGACTACGGTGTTGACACCACAACAGGTAGAACCTTATTTAAGGACTTAACAGAGGTGAAACAATCACCTATGCTGTATAAGAACAAACCTAAAAAAGCCAAAGATGACCCATCTTTTAGTAAAATAGAGATGGACACCGACAATCCTACCTTTATCAAAAACCTTAGAGACATACCGCTAGGAAGGGGAAAACCACCTTATAAAGATTTTAACTATGACAGAATGGATGACCCTAAAAATGCACAACTGTTAGATAGGATTATTCAAGAAACAGCTTTAGAATTAACATCACCTAAAGTATCACTAAAACAAATGAGAGAAATAGCTGAAGAAATGGGATTAGACCCTGAAGAGGTCTTAAGAAGAGGTGAGGATTTAGCGTCACAAAAAGATATGTTTGCTGTAGTAATTGCACATAGTAATTTAATACAACGTCAATTATATGAAGTACAAATGTTAAGTAATAGGCTTAACAGACCTGATTTATCAGCTGCGGACAGAAAACAACTAGTAGAAGAAAGTGTAAAACGATTAGGATTAGTACGTTCATTGTCTAAAAAACAAAAAAAAATTACAGAAAACCCAGCAAGGGCAACCACAGCTGGACGAGTTACAAGAACAGCAATGGAAGCTGCTGATTTAAAATCAGACCCACAAGACCCTGTAATGAAAAGACTTTTAGAAGATGACCCTGAAGAGTTTTTAAAACGTATTGCATTATTAGACGACGACAAACAAATAATAATGGCATTAGATAATGTTAAGAATTTTAAAAAGTTAGATTTAGCAGCTGAGTATGTTAACAATAACCTGTTGTCTTCTCCTGATACTCATATACTAAACATTATGTCAGGTATGACTCAGTACATACACAAACCTTTTGTAATGGCGTTCAAAGCCGCTAACCTTGCAAAGCATGATAGACAACGTGCACAAGCAGTATTTAGAGAAGCTTACAATACATTAGCTATGCAGTTTGCGTATACAGGACACGCTTTGTCTAGAGCAAAAGCTGCATTTATACAAGGAAGACCTTTACTAGATAGACAACAATTAAAGGTAGATAGCAACATTAGACAAGGACAACTACAAAGATGGTTAAACGCTAGTGCAGAACTGATAACAACACCACTAGGTAGAACAGGGGCACTAATGCAAAAGTATTTAGTAGAACCAACCACCTATGCTGTAACCACACCACTAAGAACATTAGGAGCTGGAGATGAGTTTCTAAAACAAATGTTATTTAAAGGTAGAATGGCTGCTAATATACATGAAATTATTGTAGCTAAACACCCTGAACTAGTGAGTAACAAGTGGAACGCTTTTAAACAAACCAAAGAATATAAAGCTAAATTTAAAGAGTATGAAAAAATATACACAGATAGTAAAGGTGAGGCTAAAAAGTTAGAAGACTTTACACCTGAAGAGAAAGCACAACTAAGACCTGAAGATTTAAAAGCATACAACACACCTTTACGTTATGCACAAGAGGGTTCATACACACAAGACTATGAGGTAAAAGACGTTATTACAAATGGCTCAGCTCCCGTTAACATTACTAAAGGTATAATGGAATTTACTCAGAAATTTCCTTTATTGCGTGTCATAGGTATGCACTTTATTAATACACCGTCTAACTTAATTAGGTGGAACATGCAACACTTACCATTTCTAGGGCGTTTTCAAATAGAAATGAGACAACTACTAAGGACTAAAGACGGTGGTACTCTTAACTTTGACCCAAGAAAAGATGGGTTAGCTATGACTGACTTATCTAAAGCAGTCGACCCTGAGGCAGCAGCTGAGGCTATTGGACGCATACAAATGGGTTACGTAATATGGACAGCTGGTATCTATGCGGCTTTGACAGGTAAAGTTACAGGTGGTGGTGACAGAGATTATAGAGTTAACAAAGAACGTACTAAAGCTACTGGTTGGCAACCATATTCTTATAGAAGAGATGATGGTGGTTACGTTAGTTTTAATAGATTAGACCCAATGTTTATGCCGTTTGGTATTGCAGCAGATTTGGTAGATTTATATGAAATGCAACAAGCACACAACTCTCAGGTGTTGCCTAAAGGCTATGAAGACAAAAGTAATGAAGTAGCATTAACAACGATTGCTACTATTGTTAGAAATTTAACATCTAAGTTTTATACAACAAATATATTAGACACAGCTCATTTCTTTTTATCAGACGAAGCAATGCGTATGCAATCAGCTGAAAGAACAGCTGGTTCTATTATGGCTAGAGCAATATACAAAGCTACACCTTTATCAGGGTTCTTACGTTATAACAATAGAGTATGGGATGACGAAGCAAAAGAATTAACCAGTTTTATGGACAGGATGAAACGTCTAGACCCTACAGGAGCTGACGGTGTTATGCCTGAAAGAAACATGTTTGGTGAAAAAGTTAAAAGACCTAAAGGATGGTTCTTAGGAATGAAGCTGGTTTCTTCTCCATTTGCATGGACTGAATTTGAGAACCCAGCAGTAGCTAATTTCTTTAGAAACAGAGAATTTAACTATACAAGACCGCCTACTAAAGTCCCTTTAACTCAATTAGATTTAAGAGACCTTAAGAACAAAAACGGACAATCAGCTTATGATTACATGATGGAACAGGTAGGTGAAACTAGGTGGAGATACAAAAAGAAAAAGAATTTAACTTTAAGACAATATATTGAAGAGTTAATAATGGATAAAAATAGTTACATTTATTCGCTCCCATCACCTGAGTACACATTGTTAAAAGATTATCAACAAAAAGAAATACTAAAGATAATTGACAGTGCTGAAAATGAAGCATGGGCTAAAACAAGAGAAGCTTTTCCTGAGATAGACGAGACAGTACTTAGAGGTAAACTATTCGACGCTGAGGGCTTTGTTAAATATAAAGCAGACAGGGAAAAAGTACTACAGAATATCTTAGACTATTAAAGTCCCCGTCTTAGAAGAATCAATTTAGAGGAAACACATGGCAAACAGTTTTGTAAGGTATACAGGTGATGGCAGCACAGCTACCTATTCTGTACCTTTTAGCTATAGGGCACAAGAAGATGTCTCTATTACTATAGATGGTGTTGTAACTACAGCATTTACATGGAATGGTGCTGGTACACAGGTTACATTTACCACAGCTCCAGCTTCCTCTACAGCTATAGAAATCCGTAGAACCACAAGTCAGGGCACAAAGCTCGTAGATTATGCGTCAGGTTCAGTACTAACAGAATCAGATTTAGACACGGATAGTGACCAAGCGTTCTTTATGTCTCAAGAGGCTATTGATGACGCTGGTGACGTAATTAAGTTATCTAACGCTAACTTTCAATGGGACACACAGAATAAACGTTTAACTAACGTAGCTGACCCAACATCAGCTCAAGACGCAGCTACTAAGAATTATTTAGAAACCACATGGCTATCAGCTAGTGATAAAGCCAATATTAACACTGTGTCAGGAATAGCCAGTGCTGTAAGCACAGTATCAGGTAACACTACTAATGTTAATACTGTAGCGGGCATATCCAGCAACGTTACAACAACAGCTGGGATTGCTGGTAATATTACCACAACAGCTGGTATCAGCTCAGACGTTACTTCTGTAGCAACTAATGCTAGTAATGTAACAACAACAGCGGGTTCAATAAGCAACGTAAACACAGTAGCTGGTAACATAGCTAATGTAAACACTGTTGCTACTAATATTAGTGACGTAGTTACTGTTGCTAACGACCTTAATGAAGCTATATCCGAAATAGAAACAGCGGCTAATGACCTTAATGAAACTACTTCAGAAATAGATGTAGTAGCTACTAATATTGCTAACGTTAATACTGTTGGTGGAAACATCACAAACGTTAATGCTGTAGCTGGTGAATTGTTGTTTACAGATGATTTAGGCTCAATAACAGGGGCTATAACTACAGGCACAGGAAATGACATAAACACTGTAGCTGGTGGTCTTACTGACGTAACCACAGTAGCTTCTAGTATAAACAATGTTAACACTACAGCTGGAGCAATAGCTAATGTAAACACAGTAGCTGGTATATCTTCAGATGTAACAACAGTTTCAAGTAATGCTTCAAATGTAACAACAGTGGCTGGTATATCATCTGCTGTATCTACTGTAGCAGCTGATGGTACAGATATTGGCGTAGTCGCTGGAGCTGTTACTAATGTTAATAATGTTGGTGGTAGTATTGCTAATGTAAACACAGTAGCTGGTATATCCAGTGATGTAAGCACAGTAGCAGCTGATGGTACAGATATAGGAACTGTCGCAACTGATATTGCAAACGTAAATACCACAGCTGGTGCAATAGCTAATGTCAATACCACAGCTGGAGCAATAGCTAATGTAAACACAGTGGCTGGAATTAGTAGTGACGTTACTTCTGTGGCGGGAATTAGCTCAAACGTAACAGCGGTAGCTAATGATTCAACTGACATAGGAACAGTAGCTTCTGATATTGCTAATGTTAATACAACAGCTGGAGCAATAGCTAATGTAAATACTGTAGCTTCTAATATTGCTGGTGTTAACAGTTTTGCAGACAGATACAGAATAGGTTCGTCTGACCCAACATCTAGTTTAGATGAAGGTGATTTAGCGTACAACAGTACAGATAATGCTCTTAAATATTACAATGGTTCATCTTGGGCTAGTATAAGTGCTGGTCTTACAGATATTGTTGGAGATGTTACACCACAACTAGGTGGTAACTTAGATTTAAACTCTAATAATATTAGCGGTACAGGTAGTATATCTTGTAGTGGTAATGTAGGTATTGGTACAACTTCTCCTTCTGAAGAACTACATATTTCAAAAAGCTCAGATGTTAGAATTGCATTAGAAAATACTTCTAATCGTAGATACGATATAATTTCAGGCGATTCAGGAGAGTTTAGAATTTTTGATACTGCTGTTGGAGAACGTATACGTATCGACAACAATGGTAATGTAGGTATAGGTACAAGTAATCCTACTGCAAAATTAACAGTATCAGGGGATTTAGTAGTAGAAACTATTGATGGAACTAATTTACAAATTGACTTTGGAGGCTTAACTTAATGGCAAAACTATTACAACACAGAGGTGGCACAACCTCAGAACATTCATCATTTACAGGTGCAGTAAGAGAAGTTACTGTTGATACCGATTTAAAAACATTAAGAGTACATGATGGCTCTACTGCTGGTGGTACACAACTAGCAAGATTATCAGATGTAACTGGTACAACTTCTGTTGGTACACTTTCATCTTTAACAGTAAGTGGAGACGCAACTTTTGATACATCTACATTAAAAGTAGATTCTACAAACAATAGAGTAGGTATAGGAACTGCAAGTCCAGCACACGATTTGGTTGTAACAAGTGCTAGTGGTGACGCAACATTACAAATTTTATGCCCTACTACTTCTGATAGCTCACAAATATTCTTTGGTGATACTGGTGATGAAAACATAGGTGTATTACATTATGACCATAGTCTTAATGCTTTTAGATTCAATGTTAATAATGGCGAAGAAATGAGACTAGAATCTGATGGCGACTTACATGTAGATGGAGATGTCATTGCTTTTTCAACTACAGTTTCTGATGTTGCACTTAAAACAGATATACAAATGATACCTAATGCACTAGATAAAATTGATGAAGTCAGAGGTGTTACATTTACAAGACACAATGGACAAAAATCTGCTGGTATCATTGCACAAGAATTAGAAAAAGTTTTACCTGAGGCGGTTAGAGAAAAAGAACTTAAACTTGTAGATGGTAAAAAATATAAAACAGTAGAGTATGATGCAATTCATGGTTTACTAATTAACTGTATTAAAGAACTCAAAGAGCAAATTAAGGAGTTAAAGAATGGCTTTACAAAGTAGTGGTCAAATATCTTTAAGTCAAATAGCTACAGAATTTGGTGGCTCTGCACCTCACAGTTTATCTGAATACTATGGTAATGGTAATGCACCAGCTAGTGGTGAGATACAACTAGCAGCAGATTTTTATGGAACATCAAATAACATTTCCCTTTCAACTACAATAAATATCGGTCAACAAACACTTAAAGCTGGAATAGTAAACAAAGGATTTATAAGCTCACAAGGAAGAACTGTAGGTACAACTAATGATAATGCTAATGGAACAACAACTACAATTGGAAGTATCGGCAATAACAGTTATGGTTCTGGTGTTGTAGAGGCACTATATGTTACTGAGGGTACAACTGTAGGCGGACATATGCACTTTGAAATATCAACCTCTCAAAGTAATTGGTCATCTATTACTGTAAATGGAAATACTTATTATCGTGTATCTTTTTCTAATGATGCTAATCAACTTTTTACAATAAGTGTAGGTGGTCAAAATCAAACAGGCAACGTATTTGGTAGTAGTGGCACAATAAACTTTTCAATAAACGCATAGGGAAAATAATGGCATATACATTTACAGAAAAAACATTTACAACAGGTTCTACATTCGATTCTTTGTATACAGATAGTCTTGGTTCTTTTGAAAATGGAACAGTAGTTTTTAATAATTCAGATACTGCTGATGAGAAAAAAGAATTTTTAATAAATTTAATGTGTAATCAAAATTATCATAATATGAAAAATATAGAAGTAGCTAAAGATGGTGTAGTTTGTATGTGGATTCAAGGCAAATTTATAGACAATATTTTTACATGGGAAAATGTAATGGTTGGTAAAATAAATAATAGTAAAGCATGGACATATACAAATGAATTTCATCAAGCACATAAAGATTGGATTCAATCAATAGGCGGTACTAAGTTTGCACTTGAATGTGTAAAAGGAGCTGAAATAGATACTTATTTTACACAAGGAACTACTGATGGAGTTTGTTTAGGCTCTTTAACTATAGAAGATTTAGCATACATAGGCTCTGAAGATTATACAAGTAACTTACCAACTATGAAAAGAATGACATGGGAATACTAATGTGGCACTTACATTATTATTTGGAGTTTACTTCTTACTAGCATTATATTCTTTTGTAGCATTATCTTGGTTACAACTTCTATACACATACATACTTTTTTATTTTCTACTAGAGTTTGTAATGAGTTTGTTTATACACAGATGGGCTACACATAATCTATGGAATCCACCAGTATGGTTTCAAAACATAATGAGTGTAGTATCTATGACTGCATTAATTGGAACACCAATATCTTATGCAGCATGGCATAGAAATCATCATAAACATTTTGATACTAATAAAGACCCTCATAGTCCTAAGTACAAAAACTGGTTTAATATTATATTTAGAACACATGAACAAGAATCTAATATTAAACTTGTTACAGATAGGCTAAGAAATAAATGGCAATTATATTTAACTAAATATGAAACAACGTTGGTTTACGTGTTCAATGCTATTCTTTTCTTAGTCCTACCTATTGAATGGTTTTTAATTTGGGTAACAGCAGTAGCTATGACTACATTTTGGGTAATGTCAGTTACAGGTATTATGTGTCATCTAGGTAAAGTAAAAGATGTACCTTATATGTACCCATTTGCATTTTCAGAATCATTTCATAAACAACATCACATAGAACCTAAATTAAAACATTGTAAGTTTGACCCTTGGGTTTGGATAATTAATAAACTGAGGTGGACATGAACCATGCAAGAGGTGTGCAATTACTAGCATTAATAAATCATATAATAGCTATAGCTGGTTGTATTTATTATCCTCAATATATTATATATGGATTAATAGCTTGGGGTGTAGTAAATATATTTTCAACTAATATAGCTTTACACAGATTTATGTGTCACAGAAGTTTTGAAACAACACCTATAAAAGAAAAGATTTTAAAATATCTTACAGTAATATCAGCGTTTGGTAGTCCTTTATCTTGGGCTGCTATGCACAGATACCACCACAAACATTCTGGAAGTTTAGAAGATAATGAGTCACCTAAAAATATAGGTTACATAAGAGCGTGGCTGACTTTATATGACCCAATTATTGTTCCTAAAACAATGGTAAAAGATATTTTAAAAGATAAAGATTATATGTTTATAACTAAACATTATTGGTTTTTATTGTTTAGTTGGATATTTGTTTTATATTTAATAGACCCTCTATTAGGAATATTTGCTTTTAGCTTTCCAGCAGCATGTATATATCAAGCAGCTGGTGCATTTGCAGTAATACCACATTGTAAATATTTTGGATATAAAGTTGTTGAATCAAGAAGAGACTGCACTGCAGTTAATTCACCTTTAACAAGTTTAGTTAGTTGGGGTGAAGGATGGCATAACTACCATCACACAATATCAAAAGATTATAGACATGGACACAAGTGGTGGGAGTTAGACCCTTCTGCATGGATAATTGAAAGGTTGTTTTTAAAATGAGACAACATCATAAAATGTTAGCAATTCAATTTGTTATTCAAATAACAGCTATAATTGGTTTAATTTATTATCCATTTAGCTGGTCTTTGTTATTAGGTCTTATTGTTTTTCCTTT